TATAAAATCTCCACCTAAAGTAAATGGTGCAGTTTTACCACCTAAGTATCCACCAGCAATTCTTGTTCCTAATGTAGTTAAATCAACCGTTGTTAAATCATATTGTACATTATCACTAAAATTTGTATATGAAAATGCTGAAGATGGTGTGGCATTAATAAATAATCCCCATTCAAAATCTCCATTAGATATGTTTAAAATATCTACTCCTGCAGGAACAATAACTGCATAAGGTCTTGATGCTCTAATTTTAATTGTTGCAATATTATAATAAGTATTTGCTGTAGGTAAATTTACACCTGCACTAACAGTTCCTGTTCCAATCATTTCCTCTAATCCTTGTGGAGAATATCCACCTTCAGAAATACAAGAAGAACATATTTGTTGTAATGTATAAGTTCCAGCCGTCAACGTTCCAGCTCTTTCAATCTCATAACGAATTGGAAGATTGGCCGTTTGCATGTAAACAGTTGTTAAACTATTAGCATTATAAAAAGTATGTGCTGTAATTAATTGACCATTTATAACAAATCCAACTCTAACAGATCCAACCCCTAACCATTCAATATCAATAAATAATATATTTGATGTAGCTGCATTTAAAGTAAATCCACTTGCACCAGTTCCATTTAAAATATCTCCATTCCAACTAGATTGTGATATTTCAGTATCAACTGCGGCACCTGATGTATAAGTTCGTCTTACTATTTTAAGTGTTGTTCCATCTGCTGTAAAAAATATTCCGTTATTTGCATCAAACAAACCAACCTTTTGTTTTAAGTTTGCAGTCAAAGTATTCATTACAAATGTATTAAAAATAAGTAATGATTTACCAGGTTGATAGGACATAACTCTTTTAGATTGTCTTATTGTTTTAGATCCAGCTGCTTCTGTTACATTTAAATTAACTGTAGATTTATTAGCTGTATAAGTAACACTTCCACCATTTGCAGTTGATGGATCAAATAAAGTGTTCTGTGACATTATATTCTTACTGTCAAAGATAGTGAGAGGATTTGATACTCTTAATCTTCCGAATGCATCAACGTTATTACCACCGATTGTAATTAACTGACCATTACCAACATTTATATTTTCACAACTCATTAGCAGCCAAACCTCATGTTAAACCATGTAAATCTTTGTAGTTCTTGTTTTAAGTCTTCTTGAAAAGAAAAGTTTAATTGATCTTTTAAAGTCTCTAAAGCTTGTAAAACTTGTCTTTGATTATCCGGTGAATACTGTGGAGCCGGTTCTGGTATATATGTTGTAATTTTTGCCATATTCTAACGACGACCGTCTGGTTGTATATCTACTCTAAATAATCCATATCTCCAATTTTCATCTACGGATTCATTTTCAATTTTAATACTCATCAATCTATTCCTTGCTCTTGTATCTATTTTTGTTGTAGATGAAGTTACCGTATACGGTCCTAACATCTGGCTATTTTGTGTTTGAGATGGATAATCTCTTAACAATAATGTTACTTTAGCATTTCCGTTAAGTATTTTAAAGTCGGGTATAAATCTATTTATCTTCATTAAATATTGACCATCTCCTTCTACATCTAAATCAAAATCACCAGATTTAATAAATGCTGGAATAGCAGTAGTTGTTTGTGTTCCACTTACACCTAAACTTACATTATTAACCCCTGTTTCATGTTCATACATTACAGATGCCCCATTTAAGTTTGTAACACCATTAATCACTGGAAAAGTTGGAACCATAGTAGAATCATATTCAGTTGCATAAGGTAATTCAAACACATCAGAGTCTGCATAAGATGTTCTTTCTAAAGACATCGTTGTCCAAGTATTTTCTAAATAATTATATACCACAGTTCTATCTGTTTGAACGGAACCTGATTTTGGATAGAACCATAAAACTTCATTAAATAAACTATTATGAGATCCATAAACAATGTCTCCTGAATCATAATTAATTCCTAAATTATCTCCACCCGTTGTAAATACAAAGTCTTCAACTAATGATGGTAACTGTTTAACGGTTCCATCATAGGCAAAAAATCCACCAGAATTACCCATCCAGTATATAGCGCCTTGAGCAAATATAATTGAATTTTGTCCAATACATCCACAATTAGTTCCAACTTGTCTAACTGAAAATACAAACGGAGGTCCAACAAATTGTATTACATAAGCTGCAGTATTGGTTAGTACAAAAATATAATCTTTTCCTTGAATAGCGCCGACAATAAAATTCCCTGTATCCAGTCTAAAGGTTCCCGCTGTATTGGTTGCAGTTGGGTTCCAAGTATTAAAATCTTCTTGATTTGAAAATCTTATAAACATTGGATCTTGAGTTGTTGGATCGCCAATGGTTGTCTCTGTTCCAAGTGCAAATAAATGTCTATCTCTATCTGAAACAATGGTCATAATAGATTTTGTTGGAGCATTTGAAATAACCGTTGCTCTATTTAAAAGAGGAGTTGCGACACCAGGATTCCATGAAAATGTTTTACCGTTTCTAATGGTTGCAACTAATATCTGTCCAAAATTATCAAAGGACCAAAGTCCAGGACTTAAAGATGTAATTGCATTTGTTGTAGATGAACCCCAACCAGTACCTCCAGTATAAGAACCCCAGACGCCAGTTCCCCAACCATAGCCAATAGTTTGAAATGCAGGGCCAATAGTTACATAAGGAGTTGTGGTAATAGTTGAGCCTCCTCCTGCCATACCAGTACCTGCTTCTGCAACGGGCATGGTAACGGTGAAAGCATTTACAGATACAACGCTGGTAACTTCAAATACATTGGTTGTAAAATTAGCGTTTGAAAAAGTTGTAACACCACCACCTGCTAAACTAGGAGAGGTAAATATAATATAATCTCCAAAAGATAATCCATGATTATTTTTTGTAATGGTAACGGTTGTAGATCCTGTTGTTGATGCTAACGTACAAGATGTAAGGGCTGTGCCTAGTGGAGTAATATCATAAAATGCACCATCAAAATAAATGAATAAACATTTATTAGTTCCAATGGCTGCATAACGATTGCCGTCAATGGCTGCCCAAGTTAAAATTTCTCTACCAGCACCTGCAAGTCTATTACTTAATATTTGAGTCCAGCCACCTATTTTTTCAGGATAGCCATAACGAAAACGTACAAAATCTCCATCAATCCACTGGCCTTCTGCAGCAGTTGCGGTGTCTTGTTTATTGAAACCTGATTTAATGGGTATCTTTTTTAGTGGCATAGTGTTATTTTACCACCTTTCTTTAAAAATGCTAGGTGTTACTTATTTACCTTTAATTGTTTAAGTTGCTCTAAAGTTGTAGCATTATCAACTAAATTAGTAATATCTCTTAATCTTTGTTTTTCAGCTACGATTGCAGAAGTATCAGCATTGTTTTCTAAACTTCTTTGAAATAAAACATCTTGTTGTTCTAATAAAGGTTTACGTTCTTGACGTAATCTTTCCTTAGTAATTTGTTTAGCTTTATCAAAATTAATTGTAATCATTCTACATACTCCCATGCGTTTCTAAATGTTCTATCCGTTGGTATTTCAGATACATCAACTATTTTATAGGGTGTATTTGCAGGTACATCTTTAAGTGCAATCTGTTCTATTGTCATAGATTGTAATGCTTCAGGAGAAGGTATTATGATGCTTACTGAGTTGTCTGGGTTTTTATATATTATTCTTTTCATAATTTTTATCTAAATATTGCAACTTGCACAAAAGCTACATCTTCATCTACTTCAGTTGTGTCCGTGTAGACATTTGTAGTTGCTGTTGATGTACTTAATAAACTACAACATACTGAACGATTTTTATCACTTGTAGTTCCATTTGCCGAAACAGAGGCAACAACACTTGCATTTTGGTCTGTTAATGCAGTAGTTAGATTTATTGTGTATCTACCAGTACCTCTATCAGTAAGAGAAGTTACATTACCACTTCCTCTTATAGCTGGAGTTCCTGTTCCATTAAAATTAACCCATGCTCTACACCCAAATGCTGTAACAACAGAACCATATCCTGAATTGAATTTAAAGTTACCAGATGAATCAAATTGTCCAGTAGCTACACCACCTTCGGCAAAATCTATTGTGTCTGCTGCAGAAAAAAATACTCCTGTGTTCGTGTCTCCTGATGTTGTAATAGAAGGTAAAGATACTGTACCCGCAGAAAAGGCAACAGGGTTGGTTATTCCTAAACTATTTACTTTTGTAATTGGCATATTATATTCCTGTTAATCTATTAGCTTGTTCAATTTTAAATTGATTATATCTTGCTTTAACATCATCTGTCCATGCGGTATTGCAAATATCTTTAACCTTTTGTTCCTGATTCGTTATATCGCTGTCAGGATTTAAAACCCATCTATGAAATGTCTTTGATACAAACACTCCATCTTTTTCAATGGTTGTAGCTCTGCGAACTTGGATATTCCAATCGTTCACCACTTCTATTCTATCTATCTCTATTTTTTCTGTTAGTGCCATAAGTTTCCTTTGTTAAACATTATAAGTTAAGCTGGTAAACCAAGTTCCTGAATTACTATTTGAACCTGTTGTACCCCAAAATATGCTAGTTGAACTTGCAACAGTAGCAGTTCCTGTTCCACCAAGAGCATCACCTATACTATTATTAGCACAAAAACCTATACCAAGATTAACTACACTAAAAGGCAGTCCACTAAATTGACTATAACTTGTGGGTCTACCGTCTGTGGTTAAAGCTACACTCATTGCAACGGTAACAGAACGACCAATTTTAGTATATACTCCTGTTAATGAAGAAATACTTGTTGAAAAACCACTAACAGTTGCAACAGGTGTCCAAGTCCCTTCTTCATAATCATCTAAGTTATTAGCATTAGCTGATGGAACTGCTGTTGCTGGGAATTGAATATTATCTAATGTTATAGTTCCAGTTGATGCAAGTTTAGTAAAAGCTATTGCTGCATTTGATGCAACACTTGCATTCGTCACACTACCATCTGTCGGTTTACCAATATCAAACACATTTCCTAAAATTAAAATAAAATCTATAACGTCCGTTGCGGATAATGTATTTGAAAATACAATCGTTGATCCTGATACTGTGTAAGCGGAAACGGGGGCTTGAACAACACCGTTTAAAGATACGATACAATTTTGAGCGGCACCTGGAATGACTGCGCTGCCACCAACTAATAAATTATAAGTTGCCGTTGCTGAAGTTGTGATTGCGTCACAAAGTTGATAGGCGCCGGTAAGAGGGGTTTTTCCGATATATGGCATTAGTTATTTCCTCCGTTATCTATAACAGTTCCACCTTCAGAAATCCACTTTTGTATTGCCTGGTAGTCTGTGTTTGCTGGTTCTAGGGGTACTGATAATTGTACATTAGAATCTACATAAGTTACTTGGTAACTTACAAACTTCCCATTAAAATATTTTTTTGTTATTGTATTAATCATAATTATAACTCAGCATTAAAAGCAACACTACCACCAGCATTTGCCCAACAGTCTCCAGCATCACCAGCTGTTCCACTAACATCTGCACTAGTATTTATTGTAACTGAAAGTTTTGATGATCTTGATAAACCCAAAGTATTAAAAGTATCACCGGCACTATTTCTTGCAAAAGTATAATAATTTGTACCACTAGTGCTAACTAAACTTGGTGGAACTCTCATTATAGTTGGTAAATTAACAACAGAAACAGCTATTGTTGAGCTATAATAAGCCATCATTCCTATTGGTATTTCTGTTCCTGAACCTTCAGTAAAAAGTGTGTAATACCTCTGACATCTACCTAAGTTAACATCAATCGGCATAAACTCAAATCCACTTGCCTGTTCCCCTGCTTCCAGCTGCACGCCTGTGATTAAGAAATCATTTGATGTGCTATCTCCAGCATTTACTTGTCCAACAGCTCTATTTGCATTCACTGTTGCCCCCCAAGATGTTTGCAAAGTTCCTGATGTATAATTTGAACCAGCGCCTAACCAAAAATTTAAATCTAAACTTCTTGCGTTATCATTATCTAAAGCACCAGTTGTATCACCAGGAAAAGTTATAGTTTTAAATTCCCAAGTGTTAGTAGTATTTACAGTATAAGATTTAGAAATTTGTCTTGTATTATCAGTGTCTAAAAGTTCTAAAATAAAAGTTCCAGTTTTAGTAGATTTAACCCAAAATGATGCAGTTAAAGGTAATGCATTAGCAGTTCCTTTTTTTAAATATTGTAAATTTTGTCCCTCAAATAATTGTTGTAAAGCTAAAATATCACCAGCAGCAGGTGCAGCGTCAGCAGTTGTGCAATCCATTTTTAATGATTTACCAAAACCTTGTCCAGTTGGAACATCAGTTGATTGTGATTGTGTCCAAGTTCCTAATGAAGACATTCCAATTGCAAATCTATCAACTGTATAATATCCAGAAGTAGTTATAGAAGCCACACTTGTATTTCTTTGTGCAACTTGCATATCACCATTGATGACGATATTTCTAAAGTCAACTGGATTCGAGATTCCGGCGAAAGGTACTTGGCTGATTGGCATATTATATTCCTAACACATTAATGAACATGGTACAATAAATGAACCATCTTCGTAAGTTTCTATTACAGTATTTGATAATACCTTAGCAAAAGAACTTGCTCTTACTAAATCATCAGCTTGAACTTTTGCAGTACCATCTCCATTGGATTGCAGTAAATCGCCTTTAGATACAGTTTGTCCAGCTTTAATTCGCACAACATAAGAACCAACTGAAGCAACGTAAAAATCATTATTAATTAAATCGTCATTATCCCAAGCACTAAATACACCATAAACATTCTTAGCTTCAACTGTGTCAGATATTTTAGACATCACGTGTTTTACATCTACTTGTTTTACGATTGTTGCTTGATAATCTGTTCCTTCAAAATTGTATGTAATAACATCACCTTCATTTTCATTAGCTTTTAATGCGTAAGGTTTTTTCTGTGTAGAAGTTTTAACTACATCATTTCCATCTTTATCTTTTTCTGTATAAGATGTTTCAAATTCTACATGATACCAATCAGTCATCTGATCTAAGGATTCCATAACTGTTCCTCTTAATACATCTGGTTTTGATTCATCTATAAATCTTGACCAGTGTGAACCTGTAAATCCATTATATGATACTGTGTTACCTGATACTGAGATTGTTCCTTCAGTTACTCCAGCTTGTTGTATTTCAGCTAAATTACCATCATTTGTTAAACGATTTATCAGTAGAGAAATATTTCCATCTCTTGTAAAAGCACCTATTCCCACACCAAATAGTCTAGCTCCAGCAATATCAGAATTAGTAGTAGTTGCCCCAACTATTAACTCACCAGTAGAAAGTATACGCATACGTTCTGCACCATTAGTTCTAAATGCCATATAATTATCACCATGATAATAT